GGACAATCTTATGAGCCGTAACGGGCTGCCAAGTTTATATGTTTTTAATGATTGTGAGCGGCACATGTACGAGTTCACGCATTATTTATGGCAGTCACAGCGTGACAAGACATCTGAGCATCGCACAGACCCCCAGAAGCCTCAGAACAAGGACGATCATTTTATGGAGAACGTGAGAAGGCTGCTGTTATATCCGGCAGAGTATTCTGGGCATGGTGGCGACAAGGCGTATTTACAGCAAGTTAATAGGGGTTATCAACCAATGGACGCAGTAGCGGGGTATTAAAATGGGTGAATACAATAGAAATACTTGGGGGACAACAGACTTGAGCAATTGGGCTAAAAATAGTGTTGGCGTAACGGCCTTAAAGGGTGGAAAGACAAAGGAGATAAGAAATATGTCTAAGAAAAGAAAGAGTCAAGTGGTTGAGGATAAATGCCCTCATTTTTACGTATTTTTTGATGAGAAGAAAGCGGATGCCTGGGTGCGTGTGGGTAAACCGACCCCGAACCATCATGTAGCAGATATGCTGCCTTTATGTCCTGCCTGTGGTGAAAGGCTGGTGCCTTAACGATGCCGAAAAAACTTATGAGATGTGTACGGAAGGTGGCAAGAAAGCAGGGTAAGGCGGCAGCGTGGCCGATTTGCATAAAATCTACTGGGCAGAAGCCGCATAAGAAGGGCCGGAAGCGTGGACGCAGACGAAAAGCATAAGCTGACAATCGAGGATATCCGGGGTGTAAAGGAAGTTTATGAGAAAAAAGGCACTCCCCGGGCCGAGCAAAAAGTAACAGTGATTGATAGAGATGGTGAGCGCCATCGGTTACCGCTTGAGTATTTACATAATTTTGTTCAGAGGCAAAAATAATGGCAACACGTAAAATAGATTCTTTAGCCAGCGTTATTCGCAGCAAGTATGATCGGTGGCAAAACTTCCCTTAGAAGCAAAAAAGAAAAATGGGAACAATATTATCGTATCTGGCGGCTGATAGAGACGGCTGCTGATAAAACCCGTCTGAGCGAGAAAAGCATGTTAAGGATGCCCGCAACCAAGCAGGCGATTGACAGTGCTTATGATCATATTATGAGTATTGTTTTCAGTATTGACCCTCCCTTTAATATAGCAGGGCGGCAGGTCGAGGATGACATCAAGGCAGAGCTGGTGAAACAATATATAGCCTACTTGTTTCAAAAAGAGCAATTTGAGCGCAAATATGGCGAGGGGTTGAAGGAATTACTGGTTTATGGCACTATGATAGGGCGTGTTTCGCCAAAGATCGTGCTTGAGAAAAAACTTGAGGTTGAGCCAAGGTATGAGCCTCAGCAGGAGATTGACCAGTTTGCAGCGGTTCAGACAAGGGATGTTCTGGTGGGCCATGACCCAGTAGTGGCTGAAAGCCGTGTGATAAGGCCGTTTTATCAAACAATATCCATCTGGAACTTTTTCCCTGATCCGATGGCTTCTAATTGTGAGGATGCAGAGGGGCTTATTTTGCGTTCATGGCCTTCTATGCAATCATTGCGTAAAATGGAGCGAGCCGGAGAGATCGAGGGTATAAAGCAACTGAAAGAGCAGAAAGCGACTGAGGAAGATAAGGATTTTTTGCAGCGACTGGCCATGATCGGCATACAACCCCAGGAAGTGGACAGATCCAAGAATCCAATGGCGCTGGAATATTGGGGTTGGCTGGAAGAAGATGTTCTTCGTAAAGCGGGCTATCCAAAAGAAAAGATCGTGGATGGCGGAGCTGAAGTAACTGCAATTGTTTGTGGGGACACAACTTTAAAACTGATTAAAAATCCATTTATTACCAATGAAAGGCCGTTTGTAAAGGCTTGTTATGAGGAGGCCCCGGGGGAGTTTCACGGAATCGGGATAGTCGAGGCAAGCCACGGTGCGCAAAGAGCACTGGAAGCAACTGTTAGAAGCCGTATTGACAATAAGGCGCTAGCGATAAACACCATGTGGGGCATTAACACACGACGTCTTGTACACGGGCAGAATATGTCAGTCTTTCCCGGGAAGCAATGGCTGACCAATGGGCCGATAAGAGAGGCAATTGAGCAATTCAAGGTTGATGATGTGACTTCCGGTAGTTACCAGGAAGCGGCGGAGTTTGAGAGATATATTCAAGAGGGGGCCAGAGTATCTCGCTCTCTTGGAGGCCAGCCGGTCAAGCGTGGTGAGATGAGCGCAACAGAATCGGGGGCGCTTACTCAGGCGGCAAATACCGCAATTCTAAATGTCGTGAAACGACTTGACAGGGATATCTTAAAGCCTGTTTTGCGCTGGTATTATCAGATCATAGAGCAGTTTCTGGATATCCCGGATGATCTTATTTTAACCAATGAACAGTCTGGCGAGAAATATAATATTTCAGTCACACCGGAGGCTATTGCGGGAGATTATGATTTTATTCCTATGGGAACCACGAATATTATGGATCAAAATCGTTTATCCAAGTTGCAGCACTTCATGCAAATGGTAATCCAAAGCCAGGTTTTAATCCAAATGGTGGACCTGAAATATCTGCTTAAAACTCAATATAAGCTGCTTATGGGGCCAAAGGAAATGGATAAGGTTTTAAGCGGTGTTAATCAAGGCCAGGCGGTGGTTAATTCCCAGGCGATGCAGAATCAGGGATCAATGGCGAAGCCACCACAGCAGGGAGGAGCTCCGAATGCAGTTGCAGGACAACATCAAATTATACAATAACTTTGCCTCTTATGTGAATAGCGACGCATACAAGGCGCTTGAGGCATATATTGAAGTTCAGATTGAGTGCGAAAGAGACTCGCTTGAGGAAAAAGAGGATATAACTCACATCTATAAATCACAAGGGGTTATTAGCGGGCTGAGATGGGTGATAGAAAACATCCAGATGGCCCGCGATTTAAAAGAAAGAAAGGAGCAATAAAATGGCTAAGAAGGAAAAACAACCGGACACTCCGAAAAGCCAGAAAGTACCAGCACTGGAAGAGATGAAAGGGGACTTTGATATCAGCCCTGCGCTGACCAAAGACACCTATATTTCATCTAATCCACTGGANATTTCTGACCCGGAACCGGGGGTAGAACAGGCTCCACCGGAGCCGGGAGCAGAACCGGAGACACAAGCGAAACCGGGAGAAGGACCGGACACACCGAATGTAGAGCCTGATTATAAGGAGCGCTACGAGAATCTCGAACAGGAGCATGGCAGACAGGCGAATGAGCTGGGGCAATTAAGGAAGTTGGTAGATCGGCATCTGTTATCACAACCGCCCCTGAACCAACCGGAACAGGTCAGCGCTGAAGAAATCAATGCTGAAGACCTGATTGAAAATCCGTCAAAGGTTATCGGTCAACTGCGCAGCCAGATCAAAAATGAGCTTACGCAGGAGATTGATAGCCGGCTGGACAAGTTCAATAATTTCAATCAGTTGCAGCAAAAACATGCAGATCATGCCGAAGTGGTGAACTCTCCGAAGTTTGTAAGCTGGATAGAGGACTCTGTGCAACAGGGCAGTCTTTCACCAGCTATGGTGCAGTTGGGACAAAACGATCCAGCTACCGCGGCAATGATTATCAGCATGTATAAAGCACAAAACAAAACGCCTCAAGCTCAATCGCCTGCTCCTGAAATCTCCAAAGAAGAGATTGCAAAGCGCATAAACACTAAACGCAAAAGCGCGAGCCAGGCCGGGGGATTAACTCCGGCATCCGGCAACCCGGATAACGGGGACAAGGTTTTTTCAAGAGCTGAATTAATGAACATGAGCATAAATGATCCACAAAAATATGCGTTGATGCAGCCTGAAATTATGAAAGCCTATGCCGAGGGCCGCGTAAAATAAATATAAGGAGATATTAAAATGGCTTGGGCTGACAATGCTGTTGATAGAACAGCACTAGGCGGAACTGCGGCGAGTAGTAAACCCTTCATACCTGATCTTTGGAGAGACGAAATAATTGCCGCCAGAGAAAACAATTTAGTACACGCTAAATTGTTTCAAAGAATTAACCATGTTGGTAAAAAAGGCGACAACCTTCACATACCGACTATTTCAAATGTAACTGCCAATGCAAAGGCTGAAAGCACACAGGTAACCCTGANCGCAGTNTCCGAAAGCGATACGGTCATAGTGCTGAANAAACACTATGAAGTATCACATTTNTATGAGGATATGGCAATGGTGCAAACCAGCTATCAGTTGCGCAATGAATACACCAAAAAGGCGGGCTATGCGCTGGCGAAACAGATGGATTCAGATGTTAGTGCGTTAAGTACCAGCATCAGTACTTCATCGCCTGATCACTGGATTCAAGGGGATGGCACCGATTATGCCAAGGGGTCAGGGTCGGCTGTAACACTGGATAAAACCGGTGTTTTAACCGCCATTAAGTTGCTGGACATTCAGGACGTGCCGATGGAGCGGTTTTTCATTATAAACCCGACTGTCAGGGCGCAGCTTTTGGCAATTGCTGACTTCACCTACTATGATCGAACCACCATGCCAACTATTAAAACTGGCGCATGGGGCCAGATCTTTGGTGTTTCAGTGCATATCAGCAATAACATGAGTACCGATAACAGCAATGATGTTTGTCTGCTGGCGCATGAAAGTGCTTTTGCCTGCGCGGTTCAGATGGATGTCAGGGTGCAGGCACAATACTTACAGGATTATTTGGCATGGCTGGTCACATCGGATCATATTTACGGCGTTAAGATCCTGCGTGACGAACATGGTGTTTGTGTTGTAGCCGGTTAATCATAAGGGGAGGCAACTCCCCTTTACCATAAGGATGATAACACTATGGATTACTCAGGCATACAAAGCCGGGTTGCTGACTACCTCAACCGCTCAGATCTGACATCTCAAATTCAAGACTTCATTCATTTTGCACAGAGAAAATTAGAGCGAAATTACAATTTTCACTACATGGCGAATAGAAC